CACACAAAATCTTGTTAGATTTTAATCTGAAGTTTTATTTAGGTTAGAATTTACTTAGTCACTCTTTTTATTACTTAGCAACTAAAGGCAGTTTCTAAGTAGCATCCTCTTTCAAATTCTCTTATTATCATTTATCAAGTTACTCAATGGCTACTCCGAATAGTGCTAAAATTTCAAAACTTGATTCACCACTTGCGGAACCCAAGTGTTTACCTAAGTCCCGAGGAAAGGAACCCCCTAAAAAGGGATCCAAGCCTCCGGCAGTTTCGAACGCGGTTAAACCCAAGAAGAATAAAGGGAAGAAAAATACTGATCTATCTGGAAGTACCTCTGAGTATTTCAGTGCTGAAGAAAGTGGTGGTGACTCAGATGTGAGCACTACTCAAAGGGCAGCTGATGCAATGCTTTCTGAAAACTATGCGGAACTTAAAGATCTTTCAAAAACGGTTGAGGCTCTTCAAGCTCAACCTGGCGAGACTTCTAGTTCAACTAGCACCAGTCAGCAATCGTATGCAGCTCCTGATGGGGGGACAACACCCCCACAAATTACCCAGGAGGCGCAAAACCCTCCTGTGCCACCCATAAATAATCTTAAGAACACCGTGGGGTGTGACAGATTTTATTATTGGATACATGAAACTGAAACCATTTGTTCGCCTGGAAAGTGTTGGTATTGCATTGATCACGAAGGACCACACTTCGAAGAAGTTTATACTGCCGATGCTATTCTGGAAATGAAGAATTCGTTCGACCTGGCTTACAATATCGATGGAATTCAACATCGTGTTAAAGTTAAACATGGTATGACCATGGCAGAATTTGCTTCTGCTTATGAAAAACACGTGCATCAGTTATTTGCGCCTGCTTACATATATAATGTGACGGGGTGGAGTGGAACTTGGCGATCATTGCGTTTCAATGATAAAGTTTGCGTCCATGGTTACGGAGAGAACATGAAAGTGGTTTCTACCGACCCGTTGATATGCGTTCTGAGACATTTTTCAGAGAGCTTGCTCCAAACTTGGGCAAAGAACTGCATAGACTGTCCCAAAAAACTTGATGTCATCAATAAGGTAATTCGCCAGAGAGGATTGATTGTTTTGCACAACAAGCCTCAAGAACCATTAGAGAAGAAGAACGTCAGCTTCTTTGAGAAATTGATGAGCTACGTTAAGTCCTTTATGGAAGACGTGAACCAGAAATGCTCCAGTGTCGTTCAAAACTTATGGGATCTTGTGTCTAATACCATGGTAAATGTAGGTGTTAAACTAGGTGAGCTCATTACCAAGCCCATAACAGATGCTTTGTGCTATATCTTAGGCGCCGTGGGCATTTATGTCTTAGGTGTTTATGCTGGTACTAGAGTTTTGGACATTTTTATCAAAGGTTTGATTTATTTCAATCCAATGTTTGAGGTGTTCAGGACCAAGTCTTCCTATGAGGATCAGGTAGCAATTGTTGATTATATTGGCTTTATGGTATCTGGTGTTGTCTATTTCTGGGGATCTGTCTTAAACATGGGGGTGATCAACGCCCATAGAAAAATCCTGGCAATAGCTGGATTAATCAAGCTGAGTGGGACTGCCATACCAAGTGCTATGAGCCTAGTGTGCGCAATGTTTCAAGGAAATATACTTAGTGCCATATTAAACATGTTTAGGAGTAGTGAGATGGAACAAAAAGAACTTCTTGCTGATATTCAAGAGTTTCAGGCGTCGATGATTAAACCGAAGTTGTCAAATGTTAAGAATGATTTGAAACGCTGTGAAGCTCTCATGCATGCTATTAAAGGGGTTCCTGCTCTGAAGGGCTCCTATGATGCTTTGATTCTGCTGAAAGCTAAGCTTCTAACTCAGGAAAACATCGTCATGAACATGGTTCCGTTTCATATGTGGATATGGGGCAAACCTGGCCTTGGAAAATCTACGATTGTAGCGGATATCGTCAAGCTTGAACAAAGTAACTGGATGGAAATTGGTTGTCCTATACAGAAAAACGAAGTAAATGGGAAAACGTACAAAGTTAATAATGGAGACAACTATTGGTCTGGTTATGATGGCGAGGCGATGGAATTTGATGATGTTGGTTCGGCTAAAGACCCCAAAGGAGAAAAATACTTTTCAAAGTTGCTTTCTCTTGTTAGCACCGGAGTCACGTATCTTGAGCAAGCTAGTTTGAACGATGTTTCAATAGGTGTTAAAGGATGTGTAGCTGTTAGTACCTTAGTAATAGCGACATCCAACAAACGAACTCCTAGCGGGTCTTACGATGCTTTAGTCACAAATCCAAATGCTTACTTGAGAAGAAGACATATTGTGATACATATGAGATTGAGGGATAATTTTCAAAAGTTCTACAAGGAAGGAGAAAACCTCGATTTTGATCTCATTGAAAGGGTGCATCCTGGATTTGACAGAGCCACGTATGACCATTGCGAGTTTGAAATTATGGAGAGTTCCAGTGGGAGAATCATCAAAACAGTTAACTATTTAGGTCTTATGAGAGAACTGTTGGTTAGGTGGACTGAACATTGGTCTGAGATGGAGAAACGAACTGCTATGAACAACAAGAAAGATTTCAATATTTTGGACCAAGCGGAAAGAGCTATGTTGAGTTACAATGATGAAGCTGGCGAAAATGTGTTTGTATGGTCACGTGTAGTGCTGAATGAGATTTATGAAGTTAATTGTTGGAAAAATCAAAACAAACAAAAACCTCCAAACGATCGTGTTCTGAGGAAGATGAAGGGTCTGGAGGTAGCGACGTTGTTGGAACTACAACAGTATTATGCTATTTATAGCTTCGATATTAAAGATCTTAGCCCTTGTTTTTACATTTATTTGAACGACAACATGCTCCTTTATTTCACAAAAGCAGTACATGATGATTTAAGAAGACTTATGAGGTTTACCCTCTTGAAACAGGAAACAGCCTTATTGTTTAGTTCCATTCGTTGGCTTGGTGTGAGGAAACCCAACTTATCCATAGCCAGTCAGATAGCTGGTTGCTCTTTTGCCAGCATGGAAACCCTTAGGAATCATGCCCATGTGTACTCTAGGGCAGATTTCTTTCCACATTTTAGTGTCAGAAACAATGAGTTTGTTGATCGTTTGCTTGTGGATGAAACCAATTATATGGACTACAATGATCAAGTTGACGAAGATGATGATGTTTTGGCCATCACACCTGTTTATGAAGAAAAGAAAACGGGTGACTTAATCAATCCCAAGTTCATACACGACGTGCATGAAGAAACGTGCATGGAATGGTTGTGGGAAAAGTTGAGAAACATCAAAGGCTTCGTTATGGAGCATAAGTACATACTGTTGGGTATCATAACTGCCCTTGGAGCTTTATACTTGACCCTCAAAAAAGTGGAAGTGATGCCGTATGTAGATGAAGGTAGGAGATTTAACAGGAGCTACCAAGCAAATAAGAAGTTTCGTACTGGGACTTCGGGTGGTTCAGACGATTCGGACCATACGGATAGACTACACATCGGAAGACAGTTTAAAAGAACATTGGCAAAAATGAATGAAGATGAACTTAGAGAGTGGAATGCTCAGATTAATGCTGCTAATGAGGCTTGGGGAATCTATACCGATCAGGTTCAAATAGATCCCCAGACACCCAAAACCACGGCTGATTTCGCTGCCTCAATGTTAGGAGAAATGCTCATTAGTCAAGGTGGTTCTACCTTCAAAGGTTCGTTCATTTTGCCCTTAAGTAGATACATGGTGTTTCCATATCATTATTTTGCTGGTTCAAAAATGGATACTGATAGACCTTATAATTTGGTGATATATATGCCAAATGATTACAACAAATCTAGGCCTATCAACTGGGAGGTTCAATTCTCAGATTTAATCCTGTTTATGGACGTTAAAAGTAGTGGTGAGGAAATCGTGAGTGACATATGTTCTTTGAGACTGCCAGCCAATTTAGCACAAGAAGCAAGAAATAGAAAAAACCTGTTTATAAGTGAGAAACATATAGACGGTGTTGGTGAAAATGGTAATTGTGTTCTATTGTACGGCAGGTCAGGTAACATAGTCACTGTAAAGACTGGAAATGGTTTGGAATATTGTGTGGATATCGACAGAAATTATGTTGATAGTACTGAGCCTGAATGGGCTAGAACCCGAGGTTTCTACTCAAACATGCGCACAGAGGCTGGTCAATGTGGGTCTTTGAGCTCCTACGCCTTTGCTGGCGGTGAGAAGTTTATAGGCATACACACTGGTTCCTTTGGGCATGGAAAAATAGCCAAAACTTGTGTTGTCACTCTGGAGATGCTGGAAATGTTGGAGCAAATGAGTCCAACAAAACCTGTTCGCGCATACAACGACCAAGTCGAGGAAGTTCATGAAATTAAGGTTGAAGAGTTGAAACCGAGGAATTTAAAACTCCCTGGGACTGTTCCTGTAGTGTCTTTGGTTCCTGAAGACAAACAAACCTATTTGCCCATGGTTAATGATATGTGTCTGTCAATTTTCCATGAAAAACAAAACGCGCCTTGGGCGCCGCCGACAAAATATCCATCTGTTCTTAGTAGGAATTGTCCATTGTCGGCTAGATATTTTGAAGATGGAAATGTTGTTAGGCTAGATCCCGTAGCGAACAACATAAAAGGGGCCACTTATGGAAAGCCCCTAGATCAGGGCATCTGCACGACCGTTGGACAGTGGTTCCGTGATGAGATGTTGACCCTAGGCATGGAGAAAGATGCCCGGGGCAGAATACTGTCCGAACACGAAGCCATAAACGGAATACCTGGAAAAATGGAAGCGATTTGCATGCAAACGTCCTGTGGTCCTTATTTGGATGCTGTTGTTAAAGACAAAGTACCTGGCAAGTATACTTTCATTGGAGGGGATGATGGTAATAGAAGAATTACCCACAAGGCATTGCGAGAGGCTTTGGATGACCTTTTGTCTAAAGCTAAAGAATGTGTTCAACAAGACTTGTGGAAAATAACTGTTGCTGATTACCCGAAGACTGAAAAACTTGGAATGGACAAGATTCTTGGTAAGAAGTTTCTGAATGACGTCGAAAAAGAACCTAAGGTGCGCTTGTTTCAGATTGCAAATACACATATGTTAATAGCATTCAAAATGTACTTTGGAGCTTTTCAAATGTTTTTTGAAGAAATAAAGTTCGATTTTAAGCATGCTATTGGCATGGACCCTATGAGCCCTGATACTGCGAAAATGTTTGAAGCTTTTAAGGGTTTGAAGCCTTTAGATGGGGATTACGTTGCATTTGACAAAGTTGCTAGTGGCGACCTTCATGAACATGTGTTGGTGGCTATAAATGCTTGGTACAAAGAATTTGATCCCGACTGGAAGGTGGAAGACGATAACGTGAGGACTACACTTATATCTTATGTAATAAAGTGCCTACATCAAGTAGAGGACACTGTATACTTGCAAACAAATGGAATACCATCTGGTTTTCTTTTAACAGCTTTGTGGAATTGTTGTTTGAATTGGTTGTTACTGGCTTATGTTTTCAAAAAGCAGAGGAGATCTGCCACTGCTGAGGACTGGAAGCATGTCGTTAAATGCTTCATGGGGGATGACAACTTGCTAGGAATACCCCCAGATATGGCCAAGACATTCAATGGTATCACTATTGCTGAAACTTTGAAGAAATATAACATAGATTATACCCCTGCTGCCAAAGGAGAGAGTGTTTTTAACCTTAATAAGAAACTAGAAGAGTGTGAGTTTGTGAAGCATAGACCTAAGGTTCTGGACGACGGAGTGGTAGTTTTGATACCCATGATAGAGTCTATTGACAATGCCATTCATTACGCAAATAAAACCACAATTAGGAATCCAGCTATCAATGTTCAAAACGCTACAGAACTTTTGCGCAAGATATATTTCCATGGAGAAGACAAATATAACGCGTATTTTGAAGCTTTTAGGGATGTCTTAAAGAAAAATAACATTGCTGGTTGTTTACCTACGCACAAAGAGACACATGACTTTATGCTTGATCGCTTTGAAGGCGTTAGCTTGCTTAAGGAATTTGCGCCAAAGAACCGAAAGGTTTCTTTGGTTCGACTCCGATAGTACTAACGGACCAAATCCAATCGGCGATGGATGACATGCCGATTGCAACAACCGTGGGGTCCACTGCCACGGTTGGAACAGATACTCTAAGTATCAAGCCTGAAAAACAATCACTTACTACTGCAAACATAAACACAAAATACCCGACAATAAACAATATAAAAACTAAACCAACAAAGTATCTTGAGGATAAGATGTACTCAGTCAGTGTTCCTTTTTCACTAAAAACAGATGATGTCCATGGAGAACAATTGATCAATCTAAGCGTTCCGCTAGGTTTAGCAGATAATTGCTTTGTAGCCTCTGCTTTCAATAGGTTTGGATTGTTTAAGTGCGACTCCATCGACGTTTTCTTCAATTTGGGTTCTCTGAAGGAACAATCAGGATCTTATCTGTTTGGCTTCGTACCCATGGTGGGGAGGAGTGCATCCGAAACTGACGTTCCTGGTGCAAATTACTCAAGGTTCTTAGCTCTAATGAACACTACAACAGTAGACGTTAACAAGACTAGACAGTTTAAAATTAACATTCCCTTTTATTTTGTTAGATCTCATATTAGAACGGACTTTGCCACAATGGAGGATGATACACCGGTTTCTTCTATTGGTAGACTTATCTGTATGTGCAACACTAGGGTGCGTGCCCCCGTGGGCGTATCCAATGAGATCTCTGTCACTATGCAAATACGTTTTAATAACCCAGAATTCGTTTATCCAAAAGCTCTGTGTGTTACAACTAAACCCGGCGATGTTGGAAAGTTGTTCAAAAACAATTCGATGACCTATGCTGATCAAGGAGCAAAGACCAGTAAGACTACGAATAATAACACTGTAATAAACGTTTTGGGGGAGGCTAATGCGATACAAGTAGCTCCGGAGGAAACTACAAACCTGGAAGCTAGTGCATCAGCCGATTTGAAAGCTACCAATGGAACTGACATGGATATGTACGGTTATAGGATGATTACTTTGCCAACTTACTCAGCTGCATTCACGTTAAACAGCACAGCCATGCCTTATCAAACCGAGTTTATGGGACCCCAACCACAGATGGCGAAATTAGGAGCCTTAGTCCCACCCGTTGATGAGGGAAGTTTCTCTTATATAATGGGTAGACTGGCACCAGCCATGCGTAGAACCATAACAGCGGATGATCCGGTTGGGACTTTGCTAGTTGCTCTACCAGTAACGCCAAGCCCATCTTTGAATGCAGTTCCTCGCCTGACCGACACCAACTTGGAAGTTAGTGCCTCAGCCTATCTAGCTTCCTTGTTTGTCTTTTGGACTGGTCCCATTACGGTCCATATCAAATTTTATGGTAATGTGTTTCAGGATCTTCAAGTTAGGATTAGCTCGAATAAATTAGCAACCGCATCTGAAATGCTGACTGAAGATCAGGGGACGACCCAAGAATACATATTGTTTGATTATACCAAAGAAAATAGGGAAGTCAGCTTCACGGTCTCCAATGAAAATTCAGCTCTTTATTTTTATAATACAACAGAATTGATAGAAGACATTCCAGAAGCTGAGTGGGGGAGGTACCTAAGCACGTTTGTTCTAATTACTTTAACCAGAAAACTTACTACTGCCAACTTGACCGACTTAGAAATGGAGGTTTTACTTGATTGTTCAAAAGTCAAGTTTTACCAACGGGGACACTACAAGTTGTTTCCCTATGAGAATCCAGCTAAAGAATTCAAACACGTTCACGGCCCTAATGAACTTTCTAAGAAAGAAGACACGCCAGTTGTAGAAAAAGCCAAGGAGCCCAAAGTTAGTACTATTGTTGGCAAAATGAAATACTCAGATCAGAGTTTAGAACTTGGACCGAGTACGAAAGAAGAGGGGATTACTTTGTCGTATTTTTCTCACATAAACCACGTTCTCAAAGCATATCACGAACATGACTCTTTTGTGATACCAGCCAATGGTTATGGGATTTTTCCGACTTATCAGATCTTTGCTACTTCTTTGTTTGATTTCATGTTGTCTCTTTACACAAACTTTAGGGGAGGCTTGCGCTTGTACTTTTTCAGTAAAGGAAGCGGTCAACACACTGTCTACTTTCATGCGTATCCAGAGGTTCCAGCCTTTATAGGAGCAAATTACCTGGCCGCATTAGATGGATGTCCTAAAGCACTCATAGGTGGAGCCCCACCAACGATGAACATTACACTGCCTTACACACACCCGAATAAGATGTTATACACTTTCGAGTCCAAAGCCGACGTTAAAAACAGAGGATTTGGAAACGTATTCATAGCAGCAGACGACCAATCCCGCACTTATCGATTGTTCGTGAGC